CTCCTTGAGTTAATTTTTGTGATCCAAGTCCTGGTTGAAATGAAGGTCTAGGTACTCTAAGTACACCAGATGAATATTCATCACGTTTTCCACGACCCATTTGTTGCGCAGCAACCTCTTGTAAAGTGGTTTCATACGATTGAGTATAAATTTGCAGCATTTCTGCTGGACCCTTTAAATAATTAAAGGCTTCAATAAGACACCCATGTAATAATAACTTAGGTATGTTATCTCCAATCCAAGTAGTAGGATTACTAGAAGTAAGTCTGCTTGGTAATTTAGACATACTTAATTCTACAGTAAAAGTTGCACTTGGAGTAGGTACTACGTATACAGTATTATCATCCCATTGTGAATAATATTTTGGTGTTCCTGTTTGAGATCTATCAGGCCAATATTCATTCATAAAACTTACATCTTTTCTATCAAGGAAAGTTCTGTCTCCAGAACCAGATGCAGGGTAAATCATGAGACTATTAATTGTAGAAAATAAAGTAGGATTAATACCTGTTGCACCAGGTAAACTTAAAAATCCATTACCAACTGTAAAATTAGCAAATTGATGTGAAGTAAAAGCAGGTAATGCTAAATCTCTTAATATTTTGTTTTCAGTAAATTCAATAAAATCATTAACGATGGTATCAGTTAAAACACCATTATAAGCACCAGCAGAATTCGTTGTATTTGTTTCTGTGTAATCTCTTATTTGATTTACTAATTCAGTATATGTTGTCATGGTTTTACCGTAGTTGGTCCAATAAATACTACGCCTCCACCACCCGGACCTGTTGCCGTTGGTGTAGATGTAATGGTTATATTAATAAAATCGTCTTCAACGCTAGATGGTACAAAACCAGAAGCTGACATTAATTCAGAAGGTGGTACACCAAATTCATCTGTTCCCTTAACACCCATTCCTTGAAATTGTGTAGTTGCTCCTTCAGTACCACTATTAGTAGCATTCCAAAACATAATAGTACTAGATGTAGTATAAGGATGACCAGGCATAAATACTTTCACTGTAGTGCTTCCTTGTGTAAATCTAAAAGGATTTACAGCTAAAAGTTGTGTTGTAGCTGGGGCTTCTCTATCCACTCTTGGATTTAATAAAGGAATTGCATCAGGCGTATGAATTTGTGGTTGAATTTGTGGAGCTTTTTTTTCGTATTCACTTGTGTGAACTTTTGCACCATTCCACTCTGTTACCATTTCATTGTATGGAAATTGTAATCCACTACGATCAGAAATAAATAAAGCATATTTACCATTAGCGTAAGCCATTTATTTTACCAATCAGTTACGTTAGATCCAACCCAAGTATATTTACCGCCTTTTTTAGCAGCTCCCATTCCTTGAGCAGTTCCTGTAATATTTTCACCGCTAGCTATTTTAATTTCTTCTCCACCAAATTCTCTGTTAGTTCCTGTAGGTGCATTTCCTTTTGTGGTTGCAGCTCCAGTATTAGCATGAATTTTTGGATCAGCTATTTGACCTCTACCATAATGTCCTATTTTTTTAGTAGAAGCATTTCTAGTGTTAGCCACTTTACTATAATGTGGGTTACTCATTCGTCCTCCTTTTTACATTCACAGTTTCCACAAGTGCATTGTCCACCGCAGCAAGAACCGCCGTTACTACAATGACATTCGTGGTCACAATGTTCACATGTTGGCATAATTTCCCTTATGGTATATATGCTTGTGCAGGTTTAACACGGAACGCTACTCGTTCCCTGTCAGAATTTGCCGCTCTTTGAAATTCTTCTTCATAAATAGTTTTTAATCCTCCAGCCAAAGACGGCGCTCTTTTAACAGCCATATAATAAGCTAAAGCTGCTGTTAAGCAAGGAAGAAAGAAAAAAGGAACGTCTGCATAATTAGTGTATCCTCCAGCATCTTCAATCCTGCTAATATAAAAATATTTCATTATATAATCAGTATTCGGACTAGGATATACAAATAAAGCCATAGGATGTTCTGGTCTACCATAGTTAGAACCTGAGTCAGTAGTAACTTGCCCAGCAACTAAACTAAATTGAGTAGGCCTAGCATCACCTGCAGCTTGTTGTTCTTTACGAGAAAGATTCATATAATCAGTGTTAGAAATTTTAGTTATAGTTACATCTGTCGTGTTACTATCACTAGATAAATTAGCAGTTGCTCCTGCTGCAGCACCTGTTGTAGTAATAGTGGCATCTAAAATATCTACTACATCTACTGGTATATTATAATAATTTAAACCAGCAGTCATAGTTTGAGTACCATAAGAAATAGTCCATAAATTTAAACCACGGTTAGCCCATTCTGAGAATATTAAATTCATAGAACGTCTAGCTGTTTTTAAATCATATCCACTTAAAACTTCAAGTCCACATCTTTCAAATGCTTCTTCTATAATTTCTTCTACAGTAAGATTAAATGTTTTAGTGCCTGAATAAGCCATCTAACCTCCTAATAATTTTTAATCCATTCGCAAATTAAAGTGTATGTTTCACCACTGCTAGCTGCGCTTGGAACAACTACATCAATGTCACCTGAATAGTTGGTTTCTTTTGGATTGTTTATTGCTCCTATAGAACTGAAATCATATGTATCATCATAATTTAAAGATAGTAAAGGTGTTTGAGTTCCTGATGTTAAATCCCATTGAAGTTGTACTGGTGCTGTTACTCCTGCTGAAACATTAAACCAAACTTTGTTTAATGAAACAGTGCTAACTGCTGCTCCTTGACTGTTTGCTGTCAATCCTGAAACGTCGACAATTTTAGTTATTCCTCCTGTTCCATCAGAAACATTTACATAACTTGTTATAAGTTTTTTGTCTCCCTGAAAAAGTGTTCTTGTAGTTACTACGTCTGCCATAATTTAATTCCCCTTTTAAAGAGGGTGGAGACATTACTCTCCACCCACGGTTATATTATTTATTTATTTAGCACTTCCGTCAGTACCATTTGTAAAGTCCCAAACAAAATAGTAAAGTCTAAAAGCAATATTACCGCCTGTTGGTGCAGAGTTACCTACTCCACCAGTAATAATAACTGGATCAGCACTAGCTGTAGTTCCATTAGATGGTAAGATTGTAGCTAAATCATTACCTGCTGTAGCATCTCCCCATTTAATAATACCATCAGCGTCGGCATCTCCGTTTACAACTATACCGTCTACGTCAAATTCAGTAGAATCGTTTGCGTTTACAAAACCAAGATTGAATGTAGGGTTAGTTCCACCTGTTGCAGATCCGTCTACTTCGACACGGTATACTACTGAGTTAGGTGGTAAAATTAATTTGCCAGTTTTCTGAGAACCGAATATCCATTTTTGAACTTCTGTTGTTGCAGCCGCTGTTGCATCTGGAATGTATCCCCATGCTACAAGAGCTACTGCTCCTGCAAATTCAGGGTTAGTTGTTTTTTGTGCAGCACCTACTCTAATTGGTCCGCTAAAAGTTGTTTTTCCCATTGTTTATCCTTTTGTTTATAATCTACTTTCGTAGTCTCTGGGTTTATTTAGTATGGAAAGGGGGCAAATTAATACCCCCTCCCTCAGCCGTTAGGCTGGATTTGAACCGTATAGACCTCTCCAGTCAGAGAATCCAAATGAATATCTCTCTCTAGATTTGTATCTAACGTTACCAGTCTCAAAGTCACCTTCCATGGAAGTTGCGATTGGAGCTCTAGTGAAGTGCTTCATACCGTTTGGTACATCAGTTCTTAACCACCAGAATTTACTATTAGTAAATCTATGGTTAACATGATATCCACCTGGAACCATACCCGTAGATACGATTGCGTTGACATCATTGTCTGCTGTTCCAACTCTGTATGGAGACGCCATTAGTCTCTCAGCCACAAATACCAATTGTCTTGGAATGTGAAGAGTTCTAGCTTGTGCAGCAATCGGAATAGATTTATCATCTACAAATCCTGCTATGTCAATTAAGCCTTGCTCTAGAGAAGTCTCTGAAAGCTCAGCTTGAACTGTAGGAGTGTTAGCTCCGTTTCTGTTAGCAGCAGTTTGTGATCCGTCTTGAAGTGGGTGTAAAGCGTTAATTAATGAAACACCGTCACCACCTGCAAATGCACCACCCGTAAACGAGTTATTGTACACAGCCGCACCTTTAGTTTGTTTAGCAGCAGCCATTGATCTAGCTAATGCTTTTGTTAGTCTGGTAGACAGCTTGTCGTATAAGTTGTCTTCCATAGCTTCTTCAGTAATTGCGAAAGCCATTGCTACAGTTTCGTTTGTGTAGCGTGCTACCCAACCTTCACCTGTATTAGCGTAATTTACGCCTTGACCTTCAAATTTTACTGATGCTTCGCCGAACCCTGGGAAGAGTACTTCTTCCTCAAAAGCTCTATTTGATTTTTCGTTCTCAAACAAAATCGCTGCTTCGTCTTCGTAACGTTTATATTCCGTTCCAAAGATTGCATGCAAGCCCGGTACTAATTGCTTGAGTAATTGACCTCTAGTTATAGCCATTGTATATTACCTTTCAATTAAGCAGTCGGGAAGTTGCCATCATAGCGACCCCACGAATGAGTGTTAATTTTAACAAGTACATTCATTGGAGTTCCAACTGCAGTGTACTGCAAGTTATCCTGAGCAGATCCTAAAATCTGAAAAGGGTAAGCTTGTTGTGTTGCATTTTGCGTGTTACTTGCTGTTGATGAATCAAGAGATGATCCACCTTTAAATGTTACTGTTGAACCAGCACCTGTTAAGTTCTGTGCATTAGCTCCAACGTCTGCTAACGTCAATGCTGACGCAGCTTGATCTGCTTCCATTTTGAAGATCGTTGATGGATCGTCATAAACGTAAACTTTGAAATTGGATTTTGCTACAGTGCTTGCAGGAATTGATCTAACAAATCTTACGTC